TACGGTCGTTGTCGTGCCGTTTACCGTTAGATCTCCTGCAATCGTTACGTTTCGTCCTGTAAGCATATCTCCGTTCCTAGAGATCGTTAGAGCAGTCGTATCTAAAGCAAAGTTATTTGATGTTTTAAATACTATTGATTCTGTTGCTGCTGCTTGTTCTATGTTTAATTGACCTACTAAATTTTTTGCATAGAAATTAGAAGTATCGTGATATATTTGAGCATCATTTCCTGTTCCTAGTTGTAACTGTCCTGCATCAGGTATTGTTACATTACCACTAAATACTCCGTTTCCTGTTACTGATATACCTGTGTTTGTAGTAGAGAATTTAGTAAATGAATTAAACATTAAATTAACACTATTATCTTCAAAGGCAGTTATCATTGATTCGCCACCATTAGCACTTCTTAATCTAAAAACATTTGTGTCAATTCGTAAATCCCCTGTGCCTGATGTGTCTTGTATATAACTATGATCTCCATCGTGATATATAGAAAAGTCTGAGCTTGTTCCATAAATAGACTTTACATTGTCATTATGAATAGTATTGCCAGTCATAGTTCCTCCAATCAAAGGAAGAAAAGAACCACCAGATCCAGAAATTGTTCCAGTCACCTCGAGGTTTCCACTAACCTTTGCACCATCTGTAACTGTTTCAAATCGTTTAGTAGCATCATAATATAAAATTACTGCTCCATCTGCAACAGCAGTAATCATTAATTCAGTACTTGCTTGATTAATTACAACAAAACTATCTTGTTGAAGTGCTAATTGTCTGCTTAAATTAGATTGTATAACATTGGCGTTCGTACTAGAATTATGAAAAATCTCTAAATCGTTAGAATCGCCAAATAAGGCTTTTCCGTTATCTACAAAAGTTGCATTTGCTCCTACGTTTACATTTGCAGTAGTAGATAAATTACCTGTTACATTTACTCCACTAACATTTGTTTCAAGTTTTTTAGAATTGTCAAAGTACAAATCAACAGAACCATTTGGTGTAATTACTAGCATATTTTCACTTCCTGCTGAGTTTTGTATAGTCACGCCTGAACCTAAAATCTTTAATACACCTGTGCCTGAATCTTGTATATAAGAGTGACTCCCATCGTGATATATTTTTAAATCTTGAGATGTGCCAAATTGTGCTTTTATGTTATCCCCTAAGTCAATATTGCCAGTCATTGTGCCTCCTGCTAGTGGCAAGAATGAGCCTCCAGAACCTGTGATAGTTCCAGTTACAACTAGATTCCCACTTACTTTACTTCCATCAGTTGTAGTTTCAAATCTTTTAGTATTATCATAATACAATTCTACTGCTCCGTTTTCAACTGCATTTATAATTAACTCACTTTGTGCTTGATTATATACTCTAAACTCATTTGATAAAATTCTTAAACCACCACTTCCTGAATCCTCAATAAAACTATTACTACCAGAATGATATATTTTTAAATCTTGAGAATTTCCAAACAAGGCTTTAGATGTATCTGTAAACGTAATGTCATCATTAGCACTTACCGCTATGTCTTTTCCACTAGTTGTATTACCAAATCCTAATACTTCTGTTAAAGTATCTGTTTGCGAGAATTTAGTATCTACGTAAAGCTTAACTGCTGCACTTGTTGGAACAGTTGTATCGTTATTAAAGTTTCCTATTCCATTAGCTGCCGTTACAAATTGCGTTATAGTGACTCCTGTGCCTGAATCTTTAAGCGATCCCCATTCTAATATAGCAGTAACTTTAAAATCACCTGCTGTGTTTAAAAACAGACCTGACTGGTTTCCTGATCCATCGGTTAGCTCTTTAAATGCAGCAGTTAATATTGCGTTATCTATAGTCTTAAAAAGACCTTGATACGTTTGTGATATTTTAGTATTAAATAGAGTCGCCATTCTTTGTTTTTTTTATTTTATTATTTTTGATCTTTTTCAAAAAGAGTTTTAATTTCTTAATGTTTGTTTCTTTAATTTTGTACTTTATAAAACCCATCCGTTAAATGTTGCGTCTGTTGAAGGATATAAATCGTCGTTTACATTATTCGTATATTCTGGAAAAAGAGTTTGATTAAAAGCCATATAGTCTATAAACCTTCTAGAGTACCACTCAGCGTTAGTTCTTGCTTTTTCGACTAAATAGTCCACTTCTACCTTTGAAACCGTTTCTGAGTTCTCTGAACGGTGTTTATACATCCCTCCGTTACGTAATTGATACGAACTAAATGGAATAAAGTCAACTTGAGCAAACCAAATATGCATTGGCACAACGTAATCGTTAAGTAATGTTTTCCATCTTGCGTTTACAGCTAAATCTATTCCTGCTACAATTGCAGCCGTTAAGCCGTCGTACATATTCGTGCCGAGGTACTGTTGGATATGGATCTCCTGGGCGGTTTTGATAAAAAATATATATTTGTCTGTATCGACATTTCCGTCAATTATAGAATTTCTTACTAAGTCAGTTCGGTTTATAAAAAGTACTGTTGCCATATTTTATTTGTTTTTTGCAGCTTCACGTTTTGCTTTTGCTTTTTGCATTTTGTCCCAATATACTTTTGTATATCCTTTGTATTTCATATCGTCAGGAGCTACTGGTACAAGCTGATCGTTTACAGGAAATTTAAAACCTAAAGATTTTGCTTTTGTTGAGGTTACTAAAGACTTGTCTCCGTCAAGAGTTAACATATAGGTTTTTCTGAACCATTTATGTTTGCATCTAGCACCGCCTTTATATAAATTGTAACTGTCTGATTTGCAGTTGTTTGCGTGTTCGTCTCCTAACCAAATACTATAAGTTGCAGCACCTTTAACTCCAAATCCTGGATTTACTGCCTGGTTAGACATCCTTTCAATATCTTCTTTTCGGTAAATACGTTTTGCTCTTACCATTGCTTTACAGAAATTTCTAGCATCGCTGCCTGTTTTTAATGGTGCGTATTGATACCTCACCATAAATTTTTGTAATCCTGTTTGTTTAGTAACTCCGTCTTGTTCCGATTTTCTATTTGGAAATGATCTACCTGTGCTTATAAGATTTACTATTTTACTTAGCGTTGATTGTTTAGGCGTATTTAATTCTGTCACTACTTCGTCGTAATGATCTTCACTTTCATAATTAACCTCAGAAACGTCTATTAGATTATAATTCTCTAACAAAGATTCCTCATCTTCACCAAATGTTATTAACTGATCTGTAAGTTCTTCTAATTTATCTTTAGCCACGTCGTGATTCTCGCAAGGCATATACCATATAGTGCCGTCTTCTTCTTTGTGTTCGTGAGATCCACCACATCCTGCAAGGTCAGCTATTGCTTCCGCTTGTTCTTTTGTTTTATAGGCTTGTTTTCCGTCTATCTCTTTTAAATCTACTGCTGACATATTTGATTTAATATATCCACATATTTTTGGTGCAGCTTCAGCTCCATATTTAGCGGTCTGATCTGCAATACATTTGTCCCAGGGATATTTTGCAAGATTAGTCTTGTCAAATTCGTACCCTGTTTCTTCCTCAATATCTTCGTTACCTTGAATGGCTTTGTCAACAACTGTAAACTCTAGCGGCTGTAAGGTCGTAAAGTATAGTTTTAAGGCAATATCATTGTAAGCTAGTATTTGGTCAAAGGAATCTATTAAAAGCTCCTGAAACGGTCTTATAACGGTATTGTCCATTAATAGACTAGCTGTTTCTATCTCGTCAGCATTTGACGAAAAACCTGAGCTTGTTCTAATACCTAATAAGAACGGTGATACCACCCTATGAGCAACCTGAATTTTAGATTGTGATTCCTCAGATAAAAATTGATATTGATTATGTGCGTCACTAAGTTGAACAGGTGTAATCTCTGCTTGACTTTCTTTATTGTCGTTAAACGCTAGAATAAATTTACCTGCGTTGCTAGATCCTGAAAACTTCTGAGCTATTTTTGTTTCAATTAATTGACGTTCTTGTTGATTAGGTGTACCATTGTTAAAATTGATTAACATACTGGGTGCTAGACCGTTAAGTATGTTGTTGAGGTGATAGTTAGAAACTTCTTCCTCTAATTCTGCGTATTGTAGTCCACCTTGATAGTCAACTGGTGAGTAATAATAAAATCCTGCTTTATATGGTTTTATATACATAATCTCGATGTCCGCGTTTGATGTTCCAAATGCAGGAATACGTAGAGGTGTATCACTTCGTTTAATATTTGCCCAATCTTTAAAATAATAGTATGCTAAAACGTCTCCGTTGTCATCACACTTTTCAGCTCTTAATGTTTCAATCGGCATATGAGCCAACTGAGCTATTTTTTTTCTGTTTTTTGAGTATATTATTTGTACAGCACATTGTCCCATTAATTTTAGATCGTAACAAAGTCGTCTAACAGTTTCTTTTTTAAATAAAGAAATCATTTGCGCGTATTGTAACGGCTTTAAATTTGAGTCTGATGCGTTTAGACCTTTTCCATAAATGGCTTGACTGATACCGTTAATTGCTGCGTTATTGGTCGGACTTCCGTTATACCTGTCTAAGAGGACTTGAAAGTAGTTGTTATCAGCACCATATTCAATCCAGTCTTTGCCATTTACTTCTTTGATTACAGGACTTGTATAATTACTTAAATTAACAAATCCGTATTCTGAGACTTTTGAAGCCTTTTTAAATTGTCCTTTGTCGTTTCTTAATCTTGTTTTTCTCATCTTACTGTATAAGTGTTATTAAATCCATTATAATGAGAATACTGCCCTTTGTTTAGCTTGTAATGGTCATTATCATTTAATTGATCTATGTCTTGATCGGTACAAAATATTCTGTCTCTAAATATATCTTCTTTAAAATCAGAGTCTATTTGCCATAGAACATCGTATAAGTTCCAAAAACTGTTATTTGTATTCCAAAAATTATAATCAACAAATAAATATAAGTCATAAAAATGAGCTTCTACTAGAACAGGATTAAATACATTATTAAATCGTAAATAGTTACCTACAGTCGTTCCTGATTTATTTAGATATGTTGCTGTAATATTTGTACTATCGTCTCTTACGGTCATTGTAAACGCGCTATCGTCGTACTGTCTAGGTATTACCGATATTGTTTGAGCTGCCGCTGATGTTGTTAAAATTATCATACACTTATA